TCTGCCGTTATCGAAAGCGGCGTGGTGAAAGCCACTCAGTGTGAAAATCCCCGGAATTCCGGATGGAGGTCCACTATGCCTATAAGGCACCTGAATGACGTGTCCACGAGACTAAAGGCTGTAGGGTTGCACCCTGCATTGATAAGCGACATCCAACAAGTAATCGCCCAGAGGGAGACACACCAAGGACCTTGCGGTACCTGCGTGTGGTTAAAATCCCTGAAGGTTGATTACGTCAGACATCTAGCAGGAATGGAGCCGGTGGGGCGATATGCCAAGAAAAACGTTCGAATCAATGGGAAGTCTTACAGGCTTCCCAAAGGCCCTTTCGGGCGCGTTTTCGAGCTTGGTCTCCGCGGTAAAACGCGGAAATTGGCCCATCAGGTGTGGCAGGCTCTGATTGCGTACACTCGGTATCGTTACAAGCCGGGCGTCGTGACCCACGTGCAGTGGAAGAAATTCTCTACCGCTGTGCGTAAGGATCTGCCGTCGAAATCCCAACTGCGCGAGGCACAAGTGCTTCTATCGCAAGGCCTACCTACCCTGGGTAGGTTCCATGGAGTGCTTGGGGACCCTAAGCCCATTATCTCTTTCCAACCACGAGAGGGAAAGACCGTTCCAACTCTCGCACGTGTGACGCTGCCGGAGAAATCCGCGCTGCTTAGGCAACTACAGCAGTTCTTCGACTATAACCGTATCCCGGAGGAAGTTGCTCCCCTCCTGGAGAAGGTTGCCGAGGGAACCAAGTACGTGCGAGGAAAACAATGGGGTACCCACAAAGAAGGATTGAGACCCTTCGGGTATGTGGGGAATATCGGTCTCTTACAAGAGCCCGGTCTGAAGCTGCGCGCTGTGGCTAACCCTAACAGGGTGTTGCAGTTAGCGCTGGAGCCATTGGGGCGTTCTCTTTTTAAGTGGTTGGCTACGCTTCCGGAAGACTGTTGTTACCACCAGGAAACTGGAGTATACGACACGCAAGGGTGGTTAACTCAAGGGAAGAAAGTCTATTCCTTTGATCTGAGCAATGCGTCAGATGTGATTCCTCTATCACAGTTAATCGGGATACTTCGGGCGGTGAACGTACCGGAGTGCCATTGGAAACTTTTGTATCTGGCCTCAACCGGCACTTGGCTAGTGCCCATAAAGTCGTCAGTGCGTGAGTCAGTCCAATTACGCTGGAAGCGCGGGACGC